TAAGCGTGCGGCAAGGGAAGCAAGCAAACCAAAGAAAAAAGAGCGAAAGCGAAAGACAAAGCGCATTCGGCGTGACTGGGGGCCGTTGTTCAGGAACGAAATGGATTTACGAGCAGCAGGCAGGGCGGAAGTTGAAAAGGCAAACCCATACAAAGATGAAATGGGTCGCTTCACGAGCGCCAATAATGCAGTCGCACCGAAGGGTGGCAGGAAAAACGCACCATCACGGCTTCACTCCACGATGCAAAGAAAGGGTGGGTTCACTTACGATGCAAGAACTAACCAACTAAAGAGAAGTGGCTTTGCCGTATCCATTGACAAGAGTGCCGAAACGGTCACAACGCAGTCGGACTTTGAAAAAAACGGGGTTCAAAAAGTAAAAGATTTTCTTGCCAAACAAAAAGAGCGTTTGGAAGAAGCACGACAGTTTCTTGGCGGTTGGGTTGAGCGTGGAAAGGTTTATCTTGACATTTCAACCGTTGTGAAAACTGCGCAAGAGGCGGCAGACCTTGGAAGAAAGCACGACCAAATTGCATTCTTTGAATTGGCAACATTCACTACATGGACTCGCTTCAAGACGACTTCTGGATACAAGTACCTTGCTTCTGGCACGCAAACCAGTGGTCAGCGACCACTAGTGGGAGAAGTTCCAAGGTTGGGTTCTGGCGAGGATATTCGCATAGTTGGCAAGGCAGAAGCAGTTGAAGGCGTGATACTTTGTCCAGTAGAGTCGCTTCTTGACGACCAATCAATACAGAAATTCGTGGAACAAATCTTGGCTACATCAAAAGTTTCTAAGTCAGAGCCAACTTCTTCTGATGTTCACCTGCCCACCATTATGAACGGCAAGAAAAAGAAGAAGCGCACCAAGAAGATGATGCTCTCCGACATCGTGGAAAAGACTGCGAAGTTGAAGAACCCGAAGGGTGGACTCACTGCGGCTGGTCGTCGGCACTTCAATCGCACCACTGGGTCAAAGTTGAAGGCTGGAGTCAAAGGCAAGGCAGACACGCCAGAAAAGATGCGCCGCAAAGGTTCGTTCCTTACTCGCTTCTTCACTAACCCATCAGGGCCGATGAAAGACGATAAGGGTCGCCCGACACGGCTCGCTTTGTCTGCGAATGCGTGGGGTGAACCAGTTCCACAAGACAGGGCGGCGGCGGCACGACTCGCAGAAAAAGGTCGCAACCTTCTGGAACGATACGAGAATCAGAAGAAGAAAGTTTCAAAGTTCAATCCGTACCATGATGAGTTGGGAAGGTTCACTTCCGCCAGTGGCGCAACTGGTGGCGCTCGTGGTGGAAAAGGTCGTCGCCGTGGCAAAGGCCCTCGTCGCCGTGAACGAGGGATGGGCGAAGGGATTGCCACAGAGCGAGAACGAGAACAAAGCATGGGCCGAAAAATTGTTAGTGACGGTAAAGAGAGTTTCCGCACTGACATTCTTCCCCCTCAGCGGTTTGTGCGTCGTGGCAAAGAAAGTTTCTCTGTCGGCAGTCTAACGGATGCCCATGTCGCTGACTATGAACGAAGAATGGGGCGAAATGCAAAGCGTCGTGCGGCAAACGAACCAAAGAGAATAAAGCGTGCGATTGAACAGAAAAAGCGCAAAGAGGCAAAAGCGAAAGAACAAGCACGCCGCAACAGAATTCGTATTCAACGAAAAAACAAGAAACTAAGGTTGCGCAGAGTAAAGCGCAGGTAATTCTATGGCTACTCACATAGACGACATTCCGAATCCGTTTTATTGCTATGTGCAAAACGAATTTCTCTACGACCATCAGGAAGGATTTGGGAAATACACGCAATGTCTTGTCTATGGCTTGTCTTCGCTTCCTTCTCGTGCTTGGGGTTTGTCAATCTTGCTTGAAAACGGTGCGCTAGTTCAGCACATACCATTGCACGCTCTTACTACTGAGAATCCAGCAATTCACGACCATCCGCTTGACCATCTCCAAGTTTGGTCATGTTATGGATGGGATTTCGTCACACACGAGTACGATGCCCTGTCCGAAATGCCAGTTCGTGTCTATTTGAAGAGCGGTGTTTGGGAAAACGGCAGATATCTATTCACTGCCGCACCATACAACGACCTTTATTCAAGAGCGCCAGACCAGCACAAACACTTCAATTTTGTTGAACTGGATTGCGGAAGAATCGGCGCATGGCCTGGAAATCGTATGCTTTTTCACGACTCTTCATTCATGGACATTGCTTCAGAACGCCCGAAATACCGCACAAATACAAAATTTTGGTATGTTGAGAACATAGACGACGATGCCGAATTTGATTCAACCATTGACCCGAATCATTCGTTGTAAAATCTGTAAAAACGAGTTGCACAACCACTATTGCGCATTGTATGTTGGATTCTCACATGAGCAAAACAGGCAACAGATTGACTGACATGGAATTTGACGAAGTTTCACTCGTCACCCGACCAGCCAACCAGTTGAGCAAAGTTGTTCTATTCAAAAGCGATGAACCCATTTCGGAGGATGCAGTGAGTACGGAAGCAGAAGTCGTGACCGAAGAGCAGGAAGAAATTGCCAAGGGCAAGAAGATGAAGAAGGGCAAGAAAGAAATGCCCGCTTTCCTGAAAGAGAAGATGGAAAAAGAAGAAGACGACGAAGACGAAGAGATGGAAAAGGAATACGACGATGAAGACGATGAAGACGAAATGCCCATGAAGAAGGGCAAAGGCAAGATGAAGAAGGATGACGAAGGCGAGATTGAAATTCCTGCCGAAGTCTACGACTACATTGAAACGCTTGAAGCGGCGAATGCCGAACTCGTGGACACCGTTTCCAAGTTGGCTGAAAAAGTTGATGCCATTGAAGACGAGAAGGAAGAAGTCCTGAAGTCGGCTGACCCGAAACTGGTCGCCATCGTCAAGGGCTTGGAAGAGCGTGCCAGTGCCGCAGAAGCGATTGCCAAGGCAGAGCGTGACCATCGCATGACGCAGGAATATGTGTCAAAGGCGGCGACTCTCAGCCACCTGCCAGTCAAGGCGGTTGAATTCGGTTCGGTGTTGAAGGATGCCGCAGAATCGCTGAGCGAAGAAGCGTTCAATGCAATCTGGCAGGTTCTTTCGGCGGCGAACGCCAACCTTTCCAAGTCAGGACTCTTCAACGAAATCGGCAAGTCTTCATCGTTTGACAACGACGGGCCGATGTCGGTGATTGAGAAAGCGGCGGCGGCATTGCGTCAGTCAAATCCGTTGCTCACCAAAGAGCAGTCAATCGCTAAGGCGGTTGAAGCAGACGCAAACCTGTACAAGCAATATGTCAATGAGAGGAAATAATTAGTCATGGCGTACAAGGGTTCACAACCATTCAAAATCACTTTGGAGGCAGGTGCAGACTTGTCGGCAAAGCAATACTTCTTCGTGAAGTTGGATGCCAACGGTAAGGCAGTCTCTTGCTCAGCCGCCACCGACAAGCCAGTTGGCGTTCTCCAGAACAAGCCAACTTCGGGTCAGGCGGCAGAAATTGTCGTCGTGGGTCTGACGAAGGTTTCTTCGGATGCGGCGCTGACAATCGGCGCTCTCATCGGCACCAGCGCAGATGGTCAGGCAGATGCCAAGACTCCAGGCAGCGACACCACTGAATTCGTTGTCGGCACTGTTCTCACCACGACTGGTGCGGCAGATGTCATCGGTTCGGTTCTCGTAAATTGCGCTAATCCGCACAGAGCAGCCTAAGTCAAAGAAAGAAATAGGAGAAAAAGAAAATGGCACAGCCAACTTCCTCAGATGTTCATGTTGATGCGATTCTGACCAACATCAGCGTTGCATACATTCAAGAGCAGGCGGCGTATGTCGCCACCAAAATCTTCCCGACTGTTCCAGTTGAGAAGCAGAGCGATAAGTATTTCATCTACAGCAAGGGCGACTGGTTCCGTGACGAAGCACAACTTCGTGCGCCAGCCACCGAGTCGGCAGGTTCGGGCTACACGCTCAGCACCGCCACCTACAGCGCTGATGTGTACGCATTCCATAAGGATGTGGATGACCAAGTGCGTGCAAATGCGGATGCGCCTCTCAACCCAGACCGTGATGCCACGACCTTCGTGACACAGCGAATGCTTCTCCGCCAAGAAGTTCAGTGGGCGGCAGACTTCTTCACCACTGGCGTGTGGGCGACTGATACGACCCCGACGAACCTGTGGAGTGACTACACAGCGTCAGACCCGATTGGCGATGTGGAGACTGGAAAAGCCACCATGCTGAACAGCACTGGCTATCTTCCGAACACGCTCGTCATGGGTTACGATGTGTTCCGTCAGTTGCGCAACCATCCAGACATCGTAGACCGTGTGAAATACACAAGCGCTGAGAATGTCACGGAAGACATTCTTGCCCGATTCTTCGGTGTGGAAAAAATCCTTGTCGCTCGTTCAATCAAGAACAGTGGTGCGGAAGGTGCGGCAAACAGTTTCGCCAGTATCTACGGCAAGAATGCGGCGCTCTACTATGTGGCACCGTCACCTGGCCTGCTCACTCCTTCGGCTGGCTACACTTTCGCATGGCGTGGCGTGTCGGATGGAATGGGTGCGAACATCGGCATCACCCGATTCCGTATGCCAGAACTCCGTGCAGACCGCATTGAAGCACAGATGTCGTGGGATAACAAAGTTATCGCATCAGACCTTGGCTACTTCTTCTCGGCTTGCGTAGCCTAGTCCAACTTCTCTCCCTGAAAGGAGAAAACAAATGAACTTGTTCTCTAAGGGCAGGGGTTTAGTTGGTGCGTTGCGCACAGAAGGCGTAGTCGCATCAAAAACTTCTACCAAGAAGGCGACAGTCACAACTCTGACGGATGCCAACCAAACTTTGACAGCCGCTCAGGTTGTCACCAATGGTGGATTGTTTGTCGGCACCCCGACTGCTACTCGTGCAATCACGATTCCAACTGGAACACTCACGGCTGGGGCGCTATCGGGTTATGCAACTGGCGACACTTTTGAAGTCAATGTAATCAATTTGGCTTCAGCCACACACGCTCTGACTATCACTGCCGCCACTGGCGCAACCATCGTTGGTAGCGCAACCGTGTCTGCGGCGACTTCGGCAACATTCCGAGTCCGTGTTTCGGCAACGAACACGGTAGTTTGGTATCGGGTAGCGTAATTCAACCAATCAGAAAGTGACCTCTTGTGTCCGTCAAAGACCCGCTAATTGAGTCGGTGAAGCCAAAGACAAACTGGTTCGTAGTTCTACGCCCTTTTGATGGCAATGGCGTGAAGTATGTTCGTGGAGAAGTAGTCAGCGTTGAAGGCTGGAGACACACATCCATGCTGGAACAACGCCGATACATTGCACCACTGCCATACGGTGCCGAAGTTCCAGAAGAGTCCGAAGTGGCTGGTGTCAAACGCAGGATGATTACCGTTGCGCAAGAAACAGAGCCAAAGAAGCGCAAGCGTTCTTAGGGCTTGATGCCATCGTTTAGAATGGCGCAAGGAGTGTGCAATGACTTGGAGTTATTCGGGCAACCCTTCAAACTCAACTCAGGATGCCGTTCGTTTTCTTGTCGGTGATACCGATACCAACGACCAACTAATCAGCAACGAAGAAATCGCATACTTCGTTTCGGAGTTCAATAACGCTAGGCGTTCGGCATCGGAAGCGGCTCGTGCCATTGCCGCCAAGTACGCACGGTTGATGAATCGTTCAATCGGTGGACTCAGTGCAGATTTTTCGGCAAAGTATCGGCAGTACCTTGAACTAGCCGACAGCCTGTTGAGCAAAGAAGAAATGAAGCCAGTGGCGTTGTTCATTTCTGGCTACACCAAGAGTGCGAAGGAAGCGGTTGAACTTGACAGTGACCGTGAATCCACATTCTCTCGCAAGGGAATCATGGACAACAAGCGTTCTTATCCATCGGATGACGCTTCTCCATACCGTGACTTGGCATGATTCGGGCATGACGCTGGCATGACGATTGACAGGCAGTTGCTCACATTCATGCCGCATACGGTGACGATTGCACCATACACGGCGAAGAATAACTACGGCGAAGATACTTACACTGCGACTCGTACCGCCAGTGCATATGTTGAACCCGACAAACAGATGCAGGATGGCACGCAGATTGACCAAGAAACACGCTCAAAAACTGCGTACATCAGCGACACCAGCATCACGCTACGAGACAAGATAACGCTTCCTGATGGTTCAACGCCGAACATCACAAGCGTAACGATTCATACAGAGGTGGCAGGTCTTGAACACACCATGGTGACATTCGCATGAAGACGGAAATTTACATCAAGAAGATAAAGAACGAGTTGCCACAAGTTTCAAAGGCAACGGTTCAGGATGTGGCAAACGAATTGTTTTACGAAGGCGAGAGCATAATGACTGCGGCGAAAACGCTGTATGTTCCAGTCGTCACTGGCGCTCTACGCAATAGCGGAACGGTCAAGCGACCAGAAATCACCAAGGACAAAGTTACGGTTACTCTTGCATTCGGAAACGATGCCGCACCATACGCCGCAATAGTTCACGAATATCCGAAGAGTTACGGTCAAAAGAAAAACAAGTATCTAATCACGCCGACCATGGTGGCGGTCAAAGGGATGGCGAGCAGGATTGCTTCCAGACTGAAGCGCAGGCTCGGTGAGTAATGTCGGTGCTGGAAGACCTTGGCGGCTACCTTGATGCGCAAACTGGAAGCCTGACACTAGGCACGAATCTCTTTTACGGTTTGATGCCAGAAACCGTGGATAATGTCGTCGCCCTGTTTGAGAATGCTGGTGCGCCACCGAACTTCACCATGGGAAGCGCCAATCTTCCGCAGATGGAACGCCCTCAACTTCAGGTTCTGTTGCGGAACACTTCGTATTCAAGCGGTAGAACTCTTGCCGACACTGTGTACCGCATCCTTACTGCCATTGCGAATCAGACAATCAATACAAATAGTTATCTCAGGGTAGAAGCGCTTGGAATGCCACAGGTTCTGGAGAGAGATGCCAGCAAGCGTGTCGTTTTCACCATGAACTTTGATGTGGTACGACTCCTTGCCGTAGCGCCGTGACCACACCGAACCCCTACGGTGAAGGGGCAACGAAAGACGAGAAGCCTAGGTGCTGGCGATGCGGTAAATTACTGGCAGAAACATTGACTAGACCATGGGTAATCGCCTGCACTCGTTGCAAAGCCAAGAACACCAAAGAATGACTTGATATTCGCAGTTTGTTGCGAGTACGGTATTACCACAACTTTATTTCGTGTCTTAGTGACCTCGGATTGACTGCCATCGTGCGCTCGTCGCCCCAGTCCTTGCGATGACGCTACGGCATTGGAGGACAACGATGGCAACTTACAAGGCACTTACAGGGCTTGATTACGGCAAGCCTTCTAAGCGTGTTGAGGCAGGCGAACTTGTTAGCGAC